ATCATCATATGGCACATTAGCCAACCGTCTGCGTAGTAACGCTTGGTCTAGCGTTTCAAATCTTGTATCATAGTATTTTTTTATGTCTGCGATTTTTTCCGCTTTTGATGGTTCATATACTGTTACAGGGATATCAACAAATGCACCATTAACGTATGCTTTCCCATCAAGAAATGCATCTAACATAGTATCATCACCATATATGTATTCATTTGCATCTGGATATTGAGCTTTAGCTTGTTCAAGTAAAGCACTCTCACCAATTGGTGCTAACATACTATCGACGATTGATGTAATACGTCGACCTTCCGCATCAAGTACGTGGATATAATTATTCATTTTTTTATCCTTTCGTTATTAATAAGGAGGAACATATGAATAGTACTGTTAAGCACTACCCAAGAAATGTGTATCTTCGCATGCACCGAAAAAGTGCATGTGTCGAAACATTTAAAAGTTTGTACCAAAAATGGCTGCCTACTCGCGTCGGAATCGTGAGTAAATCAGCCATTGAATCATATCGCATTGCCTATGATCATATTCAATCAATCGCTAATATTCCTATTAACTTAATCAAATACTCTGATATGCAATGCATTATTGACAGCATGAGAGATAACGGTCTTTCCTATGCTTCTACCAAGAAAGTACGTACATTACTCTCATTACTGTCTAAGTATGCAATTGTTAATGATATTGATATTAAGGATTACACCCCTTTCCTCAATCTTGGGCATGATGTCAGTGTGTATCCTCACCGGCCATTTACTCGCCAACAGATTAATCGATTGTGGAGCCTTAATACTACCGATACATATGGAATTTTAATTCTTCTATATACTGGAATGCGTTGTGGCGAATTGCTATCACTTCGCAAAAATGATATTAACCTCCGTACTAAATGCTTAATCGTACGTCAATCTAAAACTGAGGCTGGCCGTAATCGTCTAATTCCTATTCATAGTCGAATATTGCCAATAGTTACAACCCTGTATCACAATTCATTAGATAACATAGTACCTATTTCTTATGCTCGATTCAGTAAGCAATTTAAATTAGTAATGACTTCAATCAACTGTTCCCATTCAACTCATGACTGCCGCCATACAGTAGCTACCCTATTAGATAAATATGGCGCATCACCTACTGCAACTCGTGCTATTCTTGGGCATAAACACGGTGATATTACAACCAAGGTCTACACACATAAAGAATTGCGTGAGTTACGAAAGGCCATTGAGTTATTGCCATAGAACCAATGGGGAATAGTTAAAAGGGGCCGTCTTGATATGTGGTATACATCACCCACACAATTTCCAATAGCTTTTACAGAGGTATATGTAGGAGTTGGTACAATACAAGAATCTGCAACTGAGCGTTCTTCTAGCAACTTTGATAATGCTGTCCGTCTTAGCTTAGACAAAATCGAATTTGCAAAGTTTGAACATTATTATATTGCTCTTGGAAAATCTTAACTGCAATACATCCAATGGGGATATAAAACAGATAATCTATCAACATATCGTCAATTCGCTATTAGCTTATTATTACCATATAGTTCTAAATACATTCCTGTGGTAGTTCCAGAATATTTAGGAAATCCTACATACGATAGTAATTTAGATAGAAGTACTGCTATTAGCAGAGTTGATAAAACACTGACTTCGTTTAAAGCTTGTGTTGATGACAGATGTACAGGCCTATATTGGGTTACAGTAGGTTCATAACCAATGGGGAAGTATATTAGATGGAAAACATAGCAACAGGATTATTTCTGTTTCACTATTACTCCCATTTGTTGGTAAGTATATTGTTGTACCTACAGGTGAATCTAACGATACGAATTGGAATGACGCATTAGATCACCCATGTACTATAACTCTTAAAACATCAACATCATTTAAAGTGCAAATAGATGATTATACAACAGGTATTAGCTGGATAGGAGTAGGAAAATGTTAGCCAATGGGGAGTAAGCGGCGAAGATGGACAACTCCATAGTTGGATACTTCCTTATTCTACCTGCTTTTTCGCCAAGGCGGAGTATCAAAATGTACCACGGAAGAATTGGAATTTAATACTAGAATATACCTTATTAAATTTTAGAATTCGCCTTGAAAATGATGATGCCTTTGTATATCCAGATGTCAAATGCAGCGTATTTTCGTTTGGTGTTACAGTTTAATTTCCAATCGCTAAATAGACTACACCATCAAGAGTAGAAGGTGCATGACTAGCATCAGCAACAAGAGTGAATCCTGCTGTGCTTTTATTAGTATGATAGAACACCTCATTACCTCCTACTGCTGTTTTATGTTCTATAGATGGCCAAACGCCACTGCATGTATTATCAAAAGCTGTAGGAAATGTAATAGGATAAGTAGTTCCATCATACACGTATACGCTTTTCTTGTATCCCCATTGGATAGTAAATCCATTAGCGAACTTCACAAACCCATTCTCCTCGAGCCTTTGTGCTACAATACCGCCCATTCCAAGAGTATTTCTTATATCTTTCAAAGTAGCAACTGGATTTTCTTGCCAGTTAGTCGCACCAAGGATTTTGGCAATCATAGCCGTAATCGCTGGATGAGACGAAATATCTGTATTATGAGTAGCCAATTGACTCTTTAAATTTTGAAGAAGGCCTCCATGTGCTTGTTCATCGGAGTTATGACGTTCCATTTCACCAGCCGTGATGTAAGCCGCATCACTGCGTTGTACAATGACATTCGCCGCATTATCAACTGCAATAGTTACTTCAAACACCTTAGAATTAATAGGCGTATCTTTAGCTGGAATATAGTCTACAAAATTACCGCCATTTGTGTAAGCGATCATAACCGCCGTACTATCATCTTCTCCATCTAGTTTTGCAAAAACACCGATTTCACGAGCATAAAAGCCGTGTTCAAGGTGTTCATTACTCAATGCAAAATCTAACTGGAATTGCCCATCTTTAACAAATCTCCCTGGAGATGCAAAAGGCAACTCTAACAACGGATTAATGACATTTTCCATGGTTTCGATATTTTGATTTGTTAGTTGTCCATCACCAGCCACTACTTTAATAGGTTTCAACGCTTTACCAGTTGCATTTGATTTAGCAATCAATATGCGTCCATTTTTAGTTTGAGAAATACTAGGATATTTCGCCATGTTACCCCCTATATTTTAATAATTTCCTTAACATCAACAACACCACCAATATATGTATCATTTAATGTTTTTAATTCATCAATATTTACTTTTGCATCTATTCTGATGATTTCCTTAACATCAACAACACCACCAATGAATACAGATTGTAATAGTCTTGTTGTACTTTTAAATTTGATTAATAGATTTTTAGGAATAATCGGCTCGATGTATTCCCAAATATTAAATAATAGATATTCGTTGCCTGGTTTAAAATCTAACCAATATTCGTATGCGTTGCCATTTACACTATGAGTTACAACACCTTCTCCATACTTGAAATCAAGCATTTCTTGTACTTTAGGCATAGTAAAAGGACGCTGACCGATTAATACTGATAGTATTTCGTTTCTGCATCCTTGCGTGTCTTTTAAATTAACAGGTGAAATATCAAGTATCTTTTCCCATGCATCCAATCCATAATCAGATGCAGTATAGATATATTCTTCCTTAAATATTCCAAGCATTAATTCCCATAGTATATTTAATTCTGCATTTTCTACACGATACACTTCTTGTATATCACGAGAATCACGAGTTAATGGAACGGCAAATTGTGATATATCTATATCACGCTTAAATATTCCAAAGTCCGTAATCATACAGCCACCAAATTAATCGTACCCATTACAGGAATTTGATTATCCTTTAGTTCTAGCTTTGATATATCTTGTCCGTTGATTTGAATGTGTCCAACATCGAGTACGTTTGGTAACTCAACTGTTAATGCGGTTACAATGCTAGACCGTACAGTGGTAAATTGCTTTTCATCTTGTTTCGCCCACTCTTTACAACGATTAATTAAGCGCTCTTTTATGGCTGTTTCAATAGCATTTTTAATTTCTGCTACTTGATGGCCTTGCGTCATAGTTACTTCAATTGTGTAATTAATAGGCACAGGTTCAGCCTTAACAACTGTTACAGTGTGTCCGATTGGTGCTAGTCCATATCCTTTGCCTTTTGGCATCGGATCTATGACATTCTCAACTTCTTTAATGAGTTCATCATCGGCTGGCCCATAATCACTATTCAGCACTACTAATTTAACAGTACCGCCACCATTCCAACATCGATATACCTTAACGCCGCCAACGCCAGGAATAGCTAGCACCTTTTCTTTATAATCAGCACCATTACCACCGTAAGCTTTAGATTTCAAAGCCTCAAAATAGCGTTGACGGAATACTTCTGTTTCTTCCTCATCTTCGCCTGGAGTGATATTCTTTAAAATCTTGGCGGTAGTCAGTCCATTAATGCCTTGAATAGGTGTAATATCGCCAGTTACAAAGTTAGGTGAACGTCCAAATTGTTCACAACGCATTTTGTATTTATGCTCATCGGCATTTAATACTTCCGTTACGATGAAATTATATTCATTGTAATTAAACCTTGAACCAATCGGCACATCCATGTTAAATTGTGCCTCAAATTCCCCTTGTGTAGCTGGCTCTGGGTAGATATTAAATTCAGCTGCACGCAGAATTAAGAATTCTCTATCAGCAGTTCTTGCAAACGCTTGTTTTAAAATAACATCGGCCAAGATATAGAGTTCCGCAAATTCGATACTAGCTGGAGCAGTAGCATCATATATTACGCTACCCTCACGGCGGTCGAATTCGTCCTTTACTCTGTCAAGCATTCGCTTTTCTATCCTGTCAGCCGTCATATGCTCATACAATACCGCTCACCCCTTTCTTAATTCCTTGCAATGTACCATATATAGTATCAACATCAAATTCAGTCATGACATCACCGCCATTATTACTAAATTCAAAATTGTATACCTTTGTTATTCTATCGTCATTCAGTAAAGCCTCTTCTATGCGACGTTGTAATTCAGCGTACACATACGGAATAGGTTGTCCGAATAAATCTTGTAATTCAATACCATAATTCCAGCTGTAAATAATGTATTGATACCGCTCTGTATTAATAATTTTATAAATTGCTTGCTCCATTGCTCGCAACTTATCGGCATAGCCTCTTATTTGGCTATCAGTACGAAAATCAACATCATATGTATGCGATGGTTCGATATAACTTACAGTATCAGGAATTAAAGCATCATTACTTTGTTTAGGTAATAGTAAATTTTCCGCCATTACTTAGTTGTACACCCCCTATTTGGGTTATACCAACGGTCTAATGCTATATAGCGTTGTCCGCCAGTTTCCTTTAACATGATAACCTTATCACCCATTACTAATTGATTATGTACAAGGAATTTCTTCCGCCCTGTGTAATCATGGTTATGACTAGCATATTCAGCCAAACCACCACCACCAGCTCTATTTTCTGTTACATGGTCTACACTCATCTCAACAGTCCATTCACAGGTGTTCTTAGTAAGAATGATATTTCCTTCAGGAATAGTTAGATTAGGGTCTATTTTAATGGCAAGTGGTGATACGCTAACAACTTCGCCGACGATCACTTCCATAGGCTCGCCATTTTGAATAACTGTACTAGCAATTTCCTTTATGGTATTAACCATTTTCATATATTCGCTATCCATTATTTAGCCCCCATTCTAATAATCTTAGTCGGTGCCTCATCATCATGCCATGCATAATTTGCGTTGCCATATTTCATAGCATAGCCACGGCTAGATGAGTTACCAAAGCAACCACCAGCACCATCAGCAATTACAACATGATCATCATCGCCATAAATTAATAAATCGCCTTTATTGGCATAGCCGTTAAATTGCTCGGTAACGTATCCTTTCGCTTCTAGGTTTTGGCGAAGTGTAGGAACGGATGCCGTCCCTTTGTCATATTCTGCTTTTAAATCAGAATTGTACCATGCCCCCGTTGCGCATACTGTATCGGCACACCCTACGCTACCATATTGAGACACACGCCCATTATTAGCACTAAAAGCAGTATCGACTTGACCTGCTGTACCACCTGCACCAGTAGTTACTGCGCTCTTGGTCTTTTTAGCCGATTCAATCTTTTTAACCGCTTCCGCATCTTCATCTTTGGCAACTTCATATGCTGCGTCTTTTTCAACGTATCGTAAGTCTAAATCCATTCCATGAAATCCTGTTTTAAATGTATGAGTAACAGATGTTACCATCATATAATTATTAACAGTCATATCACCGAAATTACGATTGATATACACTAATGAGCCACCACGAACACGAACATCACCAATGACATTTTTCAGTTTAATCTCACGGCTTTTTTTATTTTTGTGAGCCATGATTGCCTTGGCTTGCGCTACGGCATTGACGTCTTTTTCGTTAGGGATTAGCAAATACTGCAAACGCCCCCATTGGTCAATATGTTTCTGGTCTTTTGCAATAAACGTGTTCTCTAGCTTACTTTCTGCACCGTTCGGAATTGTTCGCACGATTTTTACATAGTTGTAAGTTTCCTTATCGATAGATGTTGTATACTGCACATCTTCCATGCACTCATCATCAATGTAAATATCCGTCTTCATAGTCTCAAACGACGCTAGCCGTAACTCGCCGCCATCATCGTACAAGTGATAGAACGCATGATTTGGCGTGTATATAGCTGTTTTATCAAGTAATTGGCATATCATTTCTTGCAAAGACTTATCTTTGAATAAGGTTTGCGGTTTCTCTGGAGTTTTCCACACGGTGTCGTCCATATAACCACATTTTAATCCGTAGTCATCGGCTACCATTTTTATGAACTCAGTCGCTGTCATAGCTCCGATAACATAGCAGTCCTTGTTCTTCAGATATCGTAACTGATCATAACAAGTAACAGATATGTTATTATTGCCATCACGCTGTTTTTCAAAGACAAAGCCTAGAAATATAACTCCGCCATTTACAAAGAATTTGACTATATCTCCCTCTTCAAAATTGAGATTAGTGTCTTTTGGCACTTTAAATGTTAGCTTGCTAGGCACGCAATCAACTGCACGAGTGATTTGCACATTATCTTCTGGTTCAACTAGCCATAGATTACCGCTATCTTTATTTTCAATGATTAATTCATAGCGAAGTTGTATTGGCATTGGCACTGGAACGATTGTGCCATTAATTTGAGACTTTTCAACAGTTTTTTCTTCTGCTTTCTTTTCTTCTATAGCCATTCGTTATTACCTTCTCGTTTTAGTTGGATAACTTGACCTACACTCAAGATAGCTGGCACGGCTATTTTATTAAGTGCAGCAATTTGGAATAGATTGTCTGTATTACCTAATTGCTTTTTAACCATTTGTTGCAGTGTTTGACCTCGTGATACCTTAGCCGTAGATGCTACTGCCTTATTATTCGTTGGTCTATCTTGTTTAACACTACCCTTTGCAGTGCCATCTTTATCGGTTTTTACTTCGATACGTTTCGCGCCCCAGTCTCTCCACTGTTTCAATGATATGTTAGCATAATAATCAAAGCCGTTATCAGCATCTTCATCGATACTGTAATTTTCAAGCGTACATTTCATATTAGTCATTGATAGCATCTGCCCGCCTGGCTTCATTCTAACTACTATGAATTGAAATCTTGTTTTAGTTGTTTTTAGCTTTTCAAGTTCATCAATGTAATATTTGGCTTTTTTAGACTTGAACAGCATCGATTCGTTAAATGGATAATCTGAGTTAGGCAAAAGGAATTTAAAGGAAATATCCGTCAATCCAGCTGGCTTTATGATATTAACTTCCCCCTTGCCCAATAAATCAATAGTTTCATTCTTACCATTAATAGTAGTGGTTAATTCCTTGGGGGGAATTGGTATTTGCATTGTTCCTAAATAGAAATAGTACATTTATATCCCCTCTCTTTGAATTGTGAACGCATCTTTTAAACCTTTAGCAATTTGGCTCGTAAATCCGTCTAAATCAGTGCCATTGTTGATTTCTACATCATTATTCATTTGGATATGAATGATGTTAGCATCTTGCCATTTTTTCAAAGATTTATCGATAGCGCTTTCTCTCAACGCTTTGATTTCCTCATTCGTCATATCAATTGCTTTGGACATTTTATCGGTATTCTTAGCAGTTTTACCAGTATTACCAGCCGTCTTATTAGCAGAATCGTGTTCGCCACCAGGTGTAATCTTGCTAGGGTCAAATTCTTTAGGAGTTTTTACATCAGGCATCTTCGGCATCAAATCACCAAGGCTAAGATTTGCCCCTATGTTATATCCATTTCCGAAAGCGCCTGTAACGCTAGAATAATCAATATTACCCATAACAGTTGTTTCACCACCAGCAATTTCAAAGCGTTGTAACATACCAGTTGAATCGCCAACTTCCTCGACTTTAACGCCAGGGATTTTATTGATAGCACCAATGATATCGTTGATACGTTGTTTGATAAATCCCCAAATACCATTCCATATATCAATAAATAAATTAGCCACTGCATGCAATGGGTCTTTGAACACATTAGCCAAGAAATTGACAAATGCTGCGATGATATTCCAACCAAAAGCAAATACGTTGTAAATAACAGAACCAAACGCATAGAACGCACCGACTACAATGCCCAATATACTGATATTAGTATCGCAAAAATAGTTGATTACCTCGATAGCGATGTAAAATACAGAAATAACGGCCACAATTAATCCGATTATCCAAACCAAAGGGCAAGCATACAACGCTGCATTTAACCCCTCTTGTGCTACTATCATAGCCAATATAGCAGCTGTTTCTATCCAGTCTGCCGCTGCTTTAATTGCCATGGCTCCAGCTGCGACTATCGTCCTTACGGCTGCGATACCTGCTTGAATAGCGTAATAAGCCATCACACCGCCCAATACAATCACAGCCAAATACATGATTGATGAATGTTGCCTAATGAAATTAGATAGTGTGTTAAATGCCCATATAGAGGTGTTAATCGCCTCACCAATGACACCAACGAGCCAATAAAATACAGGTGCTACAGTTTGAATGGCGCCTGTTACGTTATCTACTAATTCACGTATACCTTCACTATTTGCAAGGTCTGAGATGCGTTGGAATACAGGTTCGAACGCTTGAATAGCTTTGTTTTTGATTGATTGCATATGGTCTCCCCATGTTTTTGGAAGTGATTCAAACTGCTTTTCAATCTCAGGCATATTATTCATGATAGCGTTCTTGATTACATCAGCGGTAATTTTACCCTCTGATGCTAATTTCTTTAACTCACCACGAGATACACCCATTGATTTAGCAATAATGTTTTCAATCATTGGAGCATTTTCTGCAATTGAGCGGAATTCATCACCTTGTAATTGTCCACTGGCTAAACCTTGCGTTAATTGAAGCATAGCGTTCTTTTGTGCTTCTTTTGATGCACCACCAATAGCGAATACCTTTTGAATGCCTTCCATAAATTCTACGGCTTGCCGAGGGTCTGGGAATGCATCATGTGCAGATTGCGATACTTGAATGACCGCATCAGCCATTTCCATATATCCGCCTCTTGCACGTTGAGCAGATTCAAATATTTGCTTGTTTAGATAAATGGCATTTTCTTGACTGCCTGCCACGAGTTTCAATCTAGCTTGTACGCTTGCCCATTCTGCAGCCGTATCTGTGATTGAATCAATAGCACCCCTAACCATTCCAACACCATTCATGACTGCATTTGCCAATAAGTTACCAGCAAAGCTATTCATGATGCCGCCAAGGCTAGCTTTTAGCGTTTCGCTTGCATTTGACACTCCATTCATTTTGTTGTGCAACGTGTTCATTGATTGATAGGCTTTTTGGGTTGCATTTGCGGCTGCATTCATTGCATTAGGAATATTAGTTGATAGGCTTATATAATTTGAAAGTGTAGCCATTCATTACCCCCTTTTTGCCTTATCCAACTCTTTTTGCTCATCTTTTGCATGTTGTTGGATAAAAGCAATTACTACCGCTTTTTCATTTATACTCATTTCCGCAAAAACAGAAGGTCGCATATGGTATTTAACAAACGCCAAATATGCGAACATCGTTTCTGTTTCATTGGAATCTAGGAGTTTTTTACCTCTTTTACCTTATCTTTCATGCCAGCATCAAAGCCTTGTGCCTCAGTTGCAGCTGCTAAAAGGTCAGCATATTCACCAGGTGTAAGCATAGCTTTAACTAAATCAACAGGTTCAGTTACACCCCAATTATCTTGCAATTCAGCATCGTACAAATTAGGGTATGTAATAGTTTTAGATATCAATTCTTCGTTATATGCAGTTGTATCAAAGCGTTCTTCGGATTGACGTGTAATTCTGTCTGTAATTCGTTTAGTATGTTTCTTACGCATTTTTTCTGTTTCATCAGTAGTTAATATCTTGATTTTCCACGCAATAGGATCGCCATTAGCACCTTTAATTCGTTTAGATGCCACATATTCTGTTTCATTGACTACTTCTACGTTTTGTTTTAGAAATGCACTTAAATTTTCAGCCATTGTAAAATTCTCCTATTAAAAAAGGGGAGCAAGCACTAGGCTTGCATCCCATCTAATTCATTAAAATGTTGAACATATTTAACACCTTCATAAGTGAAATTATGTTCTTGTTCGATATATTTGCCATCAGCATCGAATTCTGCTGCCGTTAATTCATCAAGGTTTACGCCTTTGAGAATAACAGAACGTCTACCAGCTTTAGAAGTCGGATCATGATTGACTACTTGCATATCAAAGTATGTATCCACACCTGTTTTCAAGTATTTTTCAACCATCTTGTCGAATAAAGCTGTGTTATGGTAAATCGTCAAACTACCGCTATATTCAACGGAAGTCGATTTGTTGCCAGCACCAATACGGCCTAAAATAGCAACTTTTTCTTTATTCTTTTTAATTTTTGCGCTTAATTTCTTAGCTTGAAACAACAAATATCGATTGCCGTTTTCAACGATATAGCAAGATGCCAATTTGGAAGAGACTACATCGCCAGCTTCCATCGTTTTCAATGCATCTAAAATTTCATCAGGCATATGTTACCCTCCCTACGCTACTACTACAGTCATGTACAATTTTTCCATAGCAACAGTTGGTTGCAATTGTACATTTACCAATACATCTTCTTTGTTATCCCCTTGCGTTGGTATTGGAATATCCTTATCATCAAAGTTTTGGATAGCACGTACCTTTTGATATTGTTCAGCAAGGTATACCAAATCACCCCATAAGGATTCACGGCCAGCTTGGTCATTAGGGGATTTATCAAGGTGTGTTTTATTAAACAATCTAGCACTATCAATCGCCCAATTATCAAGTACACGAATGACTTGATTGAATGAGAAATCTCGGTTTTTAGCTTTGCTGAATTCTGTGAATGTGTTGATATCTTTCAATACACGCACATCACCTTGAATGTTGCCACCTACCGCATCAGTTACGCTATGAAACATGAACATACCATCTTTAATCGCTTGTTCAAGTTCAAATTGTTTGTATTTAACATTTACAGTGAATTCGCCATCATAGATCATATTGCCTACTGTAGCATTGATATTACAAGATGCCTCTTGACCTAAAGTCCAGTAAACCAAAGAGCCTTTTTCAGCCCCTTCATCTGTTACATCGTTAAGAATGGAGATAACACCTTCATAATTGACTTTAGTTTTTCCATGAATAACTAATTGGAATTTAGCGCCACTTTGTTCACGGCAACGCTTAGTAAATGCGATGAGCAAGTTTTTAACTGTATCATCAGAACCAGCATAACCGATTGTATTAAAGTAGTAAGGTTCAAGCATATCAAGGCCATCTTGATAGTTTTGAACAGTTACCGCACTGCCATTAGTGCCACCAGTCAATGCAGCATATGCACTAGCAGTCAATGCACCTGTTTTAGTAAAGATAATGTAATCATTGTCTTTCAATTCAGTTGCATCTTTTAAGTTCTTTTGAGTGTCTACTACTTTGCGAACATCACCAGTTGTAAGGTATGTATTTACAATGAATTTACCACTATTATCTGGGTCAGCTTGTACAGATACACCCAAATCATTACCACGGATGCCCTTGTATTTAGCTTTACCGATAGTACCAGTTGCCTGAGCACCATCAGAATTTAAGCGGTAGAAATAGCCAGTTTTTAAGCCACGGAATAGATCACGCAAGCCTTTCATTTTTTCATGGCCGTAATCATAACCAAAGTACTTTTGACATTCTTTTTGGAATGTATCGTTATCTACACGGAATACTTCACCGCTAGGGCCCCAATCAAAGGAAAGCATCATAGCACCAAAGCCACGATCGGATACTTCCGCATATGCTCGATCTTTAGATACGAAATTAATGTAAGTACCTGGCAATACTTTATTATGGAATAAGAATGTGCCACCACCTAATGCCATATTTCACTAACCTTTCACAGGCGTTTTTAATGCCTGATTTAAAATTCTATCAATATCACTATGCGTATACATCACATCTTCATCTAATAGATATGTGAGCAAATCACGATATCGTCTATATTTATCAGATGCAACGATTGTATATGCATCAAATTGTTGTTCAGCCATTACAGGCGTTTCAACTGTTTCAATCTCTGCCATCTTTTACCCTTTCTGTTAACTCCATGTGTTTCATGCGTTCAATTGGTTTGGATACACTTCGTAAAATATTTTCATATGTTACAAAGAAATGTAATACACCATCTGACACCTTATATTTCATACCAGTACCCATAATCGTACGTTCCCCAACTTGTACAAATTCAAGCAACTGGTACAACACACTTGGAATTCCTAATAACTTTCTTGTATCAGTAACCACATCAAGATTATTGGCGTAATACATGATGTCTAAATCCAAAGAGGTATTATATAGCGTTCCAACATGTCTACTCATACTCGGCTCAATGACCTTGATATAAGCACATGGGAATGTCATATTGTTTTCTTTGAATTCTAGGTATATAGGCACGTTCAATGCCTTATGTACAGTCTTAGATACAGCCGTTAATACATCAGTATCCACCATGATCTTTAACCCATTTCTTTAATGTAATCTCCATAATACGTTTAGCGTTCTTATTGACTACCTTTTCCGCTTTCTCGTGCATATACGCACCATCTACCCAAGGTTTTTTTAATCTGCCACCTTGCATGACACCGCCTTTAGATTGACCTATCCAAGGAAGAAATCTCCCAACCTCTTGCCTATGTCCATCATTTAGGAAGGATGCATATGATGATGTGTTAAACACCTCAACCTTACCGCTTTGATTGTTTAATTGATATTTACCAATACTCCATGATTGGCGTGTATGTTCGCTATCAAAGTATTTAATCTGTATTTTTCCATGTCGCATGAATTTTACCGACCTTTTGCCGACTGGCGTATTCAACTTTGCCTCACGCACATACACACTTGCCATGTTTTCAACCACTTTTTTATTGAATGCTTGAATATTCCCTGATTGACTTAGTTTTATTAAACTATCTTTAAAATCAGTAAAATCTTTTAGGTCGAAATTTACACCCATATCAATGCACCTCTAAATTTTCGAGTTGCACTTCTTGATGAGTGTCATATCGTGCCGAAATTGAGGCACTGCGAAAAAATTGTTTCGTATTTCGCCCTGTAACGGCTATTCGTGAGCCTTTTGGTATGATTATACTAGGCGAACAGAAAAGGCTCGTATACTGCGTAAATTTTGGTATTTCAGCCATATTGGCAATATTCGATGTTTTATATGACAATCTGCAAGGATATGGGCCATCAATTTTGGTTGATTTTGCCATTATCCCAGTTTCTTCGTCCATTTGGTCGATTTCGGTTTCAATCGTACATTCGCAATCGTAAAGTTTTTCGATTTGCTTTGTATACTTTGCTACCATTTCAGCCGTCGGAAACATGTCAATTCACCCTCTCCATAATTTACGAATGTTAGAGCCATTTCTTTCAATCTATCCTCTGCACCTTTGCCGCTGAAATTAACTTGAGTATCACCCATTTTAATTTGTGTAGGCACATCGAGGTTTTCAGTACCAACCAACGCAACAATATTAGTCTGTAAATACGCTCCAACCACTCGATACACTATTACATGTTCGAGTTCAGTCGGTAGCGTTTCACAATTAATAATATTCAGTACTCGTCTAGTTTCTGCACTGATTAGGTATTCAAGAATAGGTGTGTCAGTATCAACGCTTTTATTCGTTATCTTCAGAATTAGATTCAGAATTTTTTCCAGCATCCTTCACCAATCCTTTACCTTTCGTATTTTCATCTACGTTAGGATTTTCATTTGTATTCGTGTTTTCATCCGTATTCGTATTTTCATCTACGTTAGGATTAGATACTTTGTGGTATCGTCTTAATAACATTCCCATGATTTCACCTACTATTTTTTAAATGTCGCTTTTACAACTTTGGATTTATTAGTTAATGCAGCAATGTAATGTTCAGTTACTGTAATAACATTTGTACGTTTCAATACATCACGATCAGTTTCAACTACTGCATCACGTTTCATAAAGATTGTTACTGCTGGAAGTGCTGGAATGCCATCTTCTGGCTCTGGTGTAACTTGTACGATATAGTTAACAAAATTACCGCCATTTTCTACAATTTTACGAGATATAACAACATTGCAACCAGCTACCTTGCCAATTACACCACTAGCCATCACATCGTTACCATATTTGTTTTTATCGATGAAGTTAGCGTCTTTACGCAATGTTGCTTCTTGCGCTGGAGAAATAAATAAATATTTCACAACACCTTCTTGTTCTTCTTCGAATTTAGCAACCGCATCAACGATGCCATCATAAGAGATTGCATTTGCAGAAGTAGAAACAAGTGTAGCGCCGCTTAATGCAGCCAATACATCATTATCAACTTTAGACGCAATAGACATGGATAATTGTCGAGCAGCTGCACCAACTGGGTCACCCAAACCTGTAAGGATAGCTTTATCAGTCAATTCAACTGCTTTGCCTGCCTCTTTGATTTTGTAATCATCGGTAGATGCTGTCATTTGTTCTGTATTCATTGGAGTACCTTCTGTAAGGTCTACCGCATCACCGATATAGCCCCATACTGGTACTGTTACGCTTTCCCCTGGTTGACCAACCAAAGTATTATCGAATGTTGCAATTTGAGTAAATTTAATTGCTTTAGGCAAGTTAGCAGACACCATGTCAGCCATAACTTGCGGTTTAATCATATTAGTAGAAGTAGTAGTACCTGCTGCAAAGCATTGCAAATTAAATGCAAATTTTTGTTTGCTCATATTTTTATTCTCCTTTTGATAATTGGTTATAAAGTTCTTGATTTTCATCATAAAGTTTTGAGCGTTCAGCATAGTTCATTTTTGCAAACTCTTTTACTGTAATAGTATGTGTGCTATGCTTACCGCCCTCGTTGCCAGCTGGTGTGCCTTTTGGTTTCGTATTTTCACCAAATAAAAAAGGGTTTTCTTTCATGACCGTATCAAGTTGGTCTTTTAACCCTTTAATTTCGCCGTTTTCAATTTTTGCATCAGTTAAATCCAATAAAGCACGAACAGCTTTGTTATTCTTAGATTTGACACCACTCAATGCCATATTCACGATGCTATCAATTTCCATGCTTTTGATTTTCTCCTCATATTCAGCAGTTCTTTTATCTGAATCGGCTTTCAATGCATCGATTTGTTTTTTTAGATCATCGTTATTAGCATTGGCTTTTTGAAGGTTATCAATTTCACCACGTACTTTTGATAATTCCCCCTCTACTGATTTGAGCTTGTCATTTTTCGCATTGAATTGGTCTTTAGATACGTAATTCTTGCCGTAATCTTCCACCAATTTGTCAGCTACCTCTTCGCTCAAACCTAACTTCATTAATTCGTCTTTAGTCATATTGACCCCCTTAATACAAATACCCATTTCGCTTTATTATCGTGAGCCACACCTCACAATTACGGTCTCGTTGTTTTACGCCTAACAATACTAAAACGGCAATTAAAAAAGCAGCCGTTAAGCTGCTTATTAGTTAATATATTGTTTTTTCCACTCTTCGTAGGTGATAGCACCATCAATATCGATGCTTTTATCATCTTTATTTCTGCCTGTTCGTGTTTCACCATCTAACCCCTCTATATAAGGGATAGTAGTAGAACGGCAATAACAATGGAACGGCGGAACAGTAACACCAGGTTTAGCATCCACACGTCTAACAATCTTTCTATCCATTCGCCTACAAATAGGTGATGTATGACTATCTAGCGTGGCTAGTATCTCCAACTTATCAACATCGAGCTCTGTCATGCTGTCAAGAAAACCCTGTTCATGTACTCGTGCTGTTTCTGTTTCTACTAGCCGTTTAGCGTTGCTATACGATGTTTTCATTCTCTTGCTTAGGTTATCCGCCATAGTGTCAGCACCTTGACCAATCATCAACGCTTGCGTGAAATCATTCTGTAAGTTAGCTACTAGCTTAACTTTATCATTCCATATGCGACTGCTGAAATCCTGGCCATCATTTGCCCATTGGCTATTTACAACACTATCCACACGCTTGCCATCAATGCTATTAATCATTGAGTATGTGCCTCGTTGCGTTTGTGCTGTGTACGCACTTTTATATACTGACGATCTATAGACATCATCTAGCATATTCTTAACAGATACATTTTGACTATGGGCCATGACTTCTATTTCATGCACCATATTGATATATAGCATCTGCTCACGGCTTAACCGCTCACGTACGGATGCATTAGATAGCATTTGTTGATGTTCCTTAGACATTCCGAATTGTTTCGCCTCTTTTTCAAACTCTTTCAAGTCCATCTTAAAGGCTTTCATTTCGTACTTATCAAGTAGCTTTCGTGCTTCTTGTAATGTAATGCCGTTTTCGTTGGCAAATCTACGATACCAATCGTTGATAGCCTTCTCCATTCGCCTTAATGCTCGTGCATACTGTTGTTTGATTTCATCATCTGTTAGTGTTGCCTTTTGAAATGATTTATCTAGGATGCGTTCATATCGCTTTTGCCAATAATCATTCGCCATGTTCCTCACCACCATTAGGAATTACAAAGTCAGGCATTAATTCAGCCTGTTCTTTTTTCAATCGTTCCAATTCCTCATTAGTGTCTAACGTCCATGGATGATTAGATACGATTGTTTTATTGGAGATGATACCTACACTATTACGGCAATTGTTGATGATTTCACTTTCATTGACTGGTGTGAGTTTATTAAATATAAATTCCACATCATCAAGTGCGTTACTACCCAGGATGTTATAGTACTGTCCGATAAACTCTAGCATCTTCTCAAATGATGCTTGGAATTCAACTTCAATTTGATTGCTATCCAAATCAATATCAGAATACATGCTCATAATGTTCATCTGATTAGGATTGTTAGCCATTCTATCATCTTTTGCATCAAATCCACGGCCATTTTCTATAATTGCCGTTTTTAATGCATGGATAATAAATTGATAGTTAGCCGTATTGACTTCAATATGTAAGGCCTCGACACCACCATCACCATTTACAGTATTAATCTTGACGGCTCCATACTGTGCTAGCTTTTGTCTGAAATCTGCTAAATCTGCACCGTCATAGTTTTTAAGTACTATAATTGTATTCCGACTATCTTCCATCATGTTATCTGCTAACATAGAATACATATCATTCAATGCGTCTTGTAAACACTTAACACGATTGATAATAGGTTGCTCTATGTGATTACCTTTGAAACAGATTAAAGGTACCTGGCCCCAATCATAGAACACGTTACCAGCGTTAATATAGCGTTGCTCGTCTTTCTCTTGGTTGATGTTCAAGTTTTGATTTTGATAGGTATAGTACTTTACTTTGTCTTTTGTGTAAAACTCTACAAACGTTACTGTCTGATTAGCACCTAGCGGAGCATACACTTCCATATCGTACATATAAACAAATGCATCTAACTGTGTATGATCATCATCTCTCCAAAATGGAAGAATGTTTTCAGGTTTTAATCGTTTGAAAGCAATATCACCATTTGCATCAATGTATGGATACAAGTACCCTTTACCAGCTATTTGCGAATCACTGCATACGTTTAATAGTGTTCGTTGGAATTTACGATTAAATATATCAGTGATGCGGTCATCTTCCGTCTTAATTTCAAGCGGTTTACCCAACATGTAATTGACTTTTTGGTCTACCAAATCATCTATTTTGTTATCAACAATCTTGTTGTTCGGTAGGTTTTCAAGTTCCATCAACTTGCCATTTTCAATGATGGTAGTCCGCTTTTTATTTAGAACATCATGCTTACCCTCATAGTATCGCCTACCTGTTAGCATGTCTTTTCTATCTTTGCTGCTTAAAAATTTTCGTATTTCACTTTGCAAGAATTCACGTTCTGAGATGCTACTATTCCCCTCTATGATTGCTTGCCACATTTCATTAGTTGTTAGCATTGTACCCCCTTACCAGCTAAATCTTGCACCATCCATGATTTCACGTAAGCCATAACGCACCGCATCAATGGTATGGTCATTATGTTTTGGATAGTTAGAAATAAAATTGCCATCTTTATCCTGTGCGAATTCGTAAGACATAAACTCACGATATGCATTAGGGCAACGCTTTTTATCAATATAAATCTTCGCCCTATCTGATAGCCATTTAATACTAAAATCACGGCTATCAGGCCCTTTACGTACTGGATAGGCTCTTATTCCTAATTCTGTGAATTCTGCTATTGATTTAGGTTCTGCACTATCACAATATACAGGCCTATCGCCTACTTTATCCTTGATGAGGTTAACGGCTTTCTTATTGGTTAATTTCGTGCCATATACTTCATCGTAAATATAAATAGTATCGTGCTTTTCATCGTAGTTTATTTTCATATATACAAATGGGTCGGTCGCAAAACCAAAGTCAATGCCATGGAATATATTGTCAAATGTATCTATGAGTTCATCTGTAATGTCTAGTTCCTCAACATTAGGGAATACATCGCCGCCTGTGCCTGTTACTTCGCCCATATATTCATGTGCGTACAGGTCAGGCCGTGCCTCTTTCAACTTTTCAGCCTCGTTAATGAATTGTTGCCCTAACCATTCCACAGGTACCATAGTATAATCACTTTTGATTACCAGCCTATCTGCATCATCCGTTAATTGTTCTACGTTTACCCAATTATCACGGCTTTTAGGTGGGTTGAAAGAATAAAAACACCAGTACTTATCACCACCACGCAATAAGGACTGGTTTATATTTCGTATTTCATTCATGCCAGCAAATTGGTCAAGTTCTTCAAACCATACTATACCGACATACCCAAATGGTAATTTAATTGACTTTACTTTTTGCGGATCATCAACACCTAGGAATAATATCCGTTGTCCTGTTGGGTTATAGATAATCTCTAATGGTGATTTCTTGAAAGTAAACTTATCAGATACACCCAATTTCTCTATACACCACTCTATTTGAGCGTATACGGAGTTTTTAAGCGTCTGTCCTACTTTACGCAAGACAACCGCATGACAATCTTTGTTGTTCATCAAGGTGTCTATTACCTCAATACCAACAAATGACGATTTAGTACTACCACGGCCACCAGTCAACCAGTAATGCGTGTGTCTATGCCGTTTAATATCAGCACTTACCACGTCAAAATGTGGGATAATAACTTCCGTTAAATCAACACGCTTGAATGCATCCTGTGTTGGCTCATCATTCTCTGTAAGTCCACCAGATACATTCAATACGAATTCAGCTGCCTTATTATCCCCATTGATTGCATTTACTACCTGTTTTAGTACAATGGCCGTCTGTGCCGTTATGTTTAACCCCTTAGCACTTGCAAGGCTTTGTATCTTCTCATCAACTTGCCCATCTTTTAATGGAGTATCTAGCAGTGCATTTGTTATTTCCTTCCATGTACGTTTCTCTCGCCGTTTCTTACCACTAGCAATGCCACCACGTGAGCAAAATTCACTGCGTTCTTCTTTAGACATTTTGTCAATGCCTTTTAAATTGTCTAATCGACTAACTTTGCTCACTTCCTTTCGCTGTTACATCACTGTTTATAATTTAATTCCGTATTTCTTAGCTTCTAATTGAATACCTTTTAATTTTCTATCAATTTTATTTAACTCTGATAGTTGCCTATTACTTGCTTTTTTACCTGTAAAACGTTGGTTAAAGCCAATGTCAGCTTTTATTTCTCTCTTAGCATGCGTTGCATTATCATATGCAATAGACAAACTATCGCTACGCTTACCAATCGACAATTTAGTTCTTCCTCGTTTACCTTGAGCCCTATCATCGTGCTTAAATGTATAAGCTGTTCCATTACGTTTCTCTGTCAGTCTTTGTTTTAATTCATTATTTCTTATGCGTTGTTCAGGGCTTACAGCTCTTTTTGCCATAGCATTAGCCTGTTTTGCACTTATGCGTTTGCCAAACATAAATACAGATTTGTCATTTAATGAGCCTTCCCATTTGCCATTCAATTCACGTACGAGCGATTTACTACCCATATATTCTTTAGGGTTAAGTCCAAACTTACGCATATTTTTTTCTGAGGCACTAGCTATTTCATACACTCTTCCGTTATCGCGTTTATAAAACACACTATGAGCACCACCTCCAAATGATGCACCTCTACCGCCCATGTACTCACCCTTTCATTTTGTCTGTTACTGTATTGCTAATGTATGTTACATCGCAATCGAATGTATACCCTATATCACCGCCATATACGATTACGTTGTGCGGTTTAACAACTTTCATGCATTCATCCATACCTTGTATCCATATATCAAATGCATCTTTATTTCTCTTAACACCAATTGTTGATACGGCTATCGTTCCGCCTGTTGGTAGTCCATCAAATGCAAAATCATAACTATCCGTGCCAGCCCATGATACAGTTGGAATAACGGTACATCCATAATCTTGCATCATTTGACCGATTAAGCGACTTCTATATGTGTTCCATATCATCATGGCTATTGGCATGTTCATATACAAGCTAAAGTCAGGCGTTAATACGCAATCATAATCAGCAAGCATCGCACAATAATCGGCTGGGCTGTTCCATATTCTTTCAAATTGATAATCATCAAGAAAGAAATGCACTCCTATGCCATCCTGTGGCGGTGTGCTTTTGCAATAATTGAACCCCATTAATGACTTTGGTGTGTGCATTACTTTGTCTAGTGTAGGTATGTCATATATCCCTGTACATCTGTTCTCATCAAATTCATACAGGTTATACGCATTAGCCGTACGCTCTCGTTCGTTATCCTTTTGTGGTAGTTCTACCTCAACTGTATCTACTGGGTCTTCAATATCAAAGCCAAATTCTGACATATCAAAATCAAATATTTCATTCATTTCCAATGCCAAAATGCCTTTATCCCATTTCGATACCTCAGCTACTTTATTATCTGCTAACCTGTATGCTTTGATTTGTTGGTCAGTTAGATCATCAGCAATGATACAAGGCACTTCTTCGATACCTAATGCTTGTGCTGCCTTATATCTTGTATGACCGCACACAATCACATTGTTTTTATCAATAACAATCGGTACTTTAAACCCGAATTGTTCTATCGATTTTGCAACTAACGGAACGGCTTTATTATTCTTGCGTGCGTTCTTATCATATTGAGTTAATTCATGTATGCCTTTTGTTACAATTTCCATTATTTAAGAACCTCACCGCCTTTCCGTTTTAATTTACCTTTATCCTTGCGACATATTCCGCAATGTGTCTTACAGGAACGTTTAGCTGTTATGTATGTCTGACACAATCCGTTATATTCGATTGCATCAGCAGTGCATATTCCGTATTTATCGTTGTTCAAGCAATGCTTTCTATCGCAATGTACCTGTGTCATATTTCCCCTTTTTGATATCTTTATACAAAAAATGAGATATATCGCCGTGGATATACCTCATTATCTGATAGTTTTATTCATTTTTATTGTAATAATCATTCAAAACTGAATATCGTATAGTCAACGCTTGCACACGTTCCAACACGTAGTCAAAACACATGCACATGTTCCAATTTCTAATCAAAACAAAATACGATATTCACTTTTCAACAGTGATTGTATACTCAAAACCAAAGCTATATAGTTGGCTATCTACCAACACGAGCATATGAATTGTAATCATGGTTAGCTACCTCTGTCTAACTCTCGCACAATACTCGGTTCTTAATGGAACATATATAGCTTTAGTTTTCAATATGCAATTGCACCCTCTAAACTAATACCGCCAGTTGTTTGTAGTATGTAACATTTTTTCGCTTAAGGTTTTATCTCATGAAACGTATAGTTAGTTGTTATTGCATCATTTGAAAGGACTATATGTGCGGTATTAGTTTACAAAATGCAATATAAGAGGTGCGGTGCGATTAGAAAATAATATACTTAGAAACAATACTCGTTGATTTTAAAATACAAAATATAAAACCGCACCTCAATTGCTATTTGGTTATTGTGCCTGCAACAGCACGATTGCTCATCGGCAACCTTTACACCTTATATTCTACTATATGTTGACTTGGACTTATATGGACATTTGCGGACATTTGCGGACATTTACGGACAACTTTTCGCCACATTCAATCAATGCTCGTTGCTTATATCGTTTCGCCTGTTTAGTTGAGTAATTTCCAATCATTTTGTAAGCATCTTCCGTTGTGGTATTCAATATGTACTCATATCTTAGAATGACCGCACCTAATTTTTCATCAAGGCTATCAATCAATGTGATCGCATCGCATTTTAACTCTGATAATTCGTCAATACGCTTATCACGTTCTGCTACTGTATCAACAAATCTAGCTACGCTCCCCTCTAACCCTTGCGGAGTGCCACCGCCTGATACTCTGTCCTTACTGTAATCAATTGCACCTATAGATGTAAGATTCGCTCGTAGTTGATTGATTTCTTCTTTGATAGATGCAATCTGTACATCAATTAACTTAACAGGTTGTAGGTAGTCGACCGCCATTTCTATCAATTTCTTATCGTCATATTCTCCCAAACAATCACCCCTTTAATAATGTGCCTATTCCAATTAATATAAGAACTATTGATATTACCGCTTGCATCAACATTACATTTATGCAGTGCTCTCCAAAGTCATAATAATCATTGTTTTTCGTTATACTTAAGCTGACAGCAGGTGCTATCAACAACAAGACACCAATTTCCAATAAGTTATCTAACATAACACTTCACCTCAATCCTTAAATGCACCATTAATGGCTAACATGTAAACCAACACGCTCCATGCTACAAATATAATTGCATTTGCGTAACTATTGTTTACATTACCCATAGCAACTGCCAAACAAAATAACATAAACCATATCATATATTTATATCTCTGCTAGTTTTGCGAAACTCCATGCATCCATGTATTCTCTTTTACTAACACTCCATGATGTTGCCCCGCCGCTCCATGTATAAACAATACCATTCTTGAAATCAGCAAAATATCTACAAAGCCATGATTCATCATTAAGTCTAACTAATATAGGTGTATCAACCTTTACTTTGCTCCAGTCAACAATGCCAAGGTATTCACCAATATCAATACATTGCCATTTATCAGCGAAACATGTGCATTCTGTCGGCACTCTCGGCGTCCATACAGTCATAAGCGTGTCGCCCTTGTAAAAAAATACTCCGCCTTTTGCAACTTCGGCTTTTCGATACCCTATATCATACATGCGTTTAAATAGTTCATCTGTAAATTGTTTATCATTAATCATCTTCTGCCTCACTATAATCCTTTTCAAATTCGTTTGCCTCATAAACTTTAATTTTATCTTTATGATCTTTAACAACATAATCATCTTTAAAACATTCGATCGTTTCATTATCTGTTGTGATTTCTAATGATGCGTTTTCATACCAATCAATACCAATTACATCCCCAACGAATTCAACTACTTCCATAGCGTTATTGCCGTTGTATTGTATAGCTTGGATTTCCCTAACCCTTTTCACATATCTTTTAGACACTTTCTATCCACGCTCCTCTATCCTCATTCCATTTAAACTTAACTACATCGTACATTTCAAAGTCATACGAACATCTATCGAACCTATCAACTTTACCAATACAAAACACATCCTCTTCACTTTCAACCGCAAGTTGGCACAAAAAATTAAATGCATATTGATAACTTTGAGGTTCTATTAAAAAGTCGGAATGTGCTACGTAACCGCTATAATTTGACATATTAACCACCTAATGTTGGGCATTCACATTCCCATAGATAATCATCAAACTTATGCTCTTTATAAAGAATTTCATCACCATTTGAGCTATATTCAAACTCTTCTGCAAAGTTCATTCCGCATTCGTAACATTTCCCTCTAATATCCAACTTATATTTTTTAGCAAGTTCCGGATATCCTTGCCCTTCAATACACCACGCATGGTTTATCTTGGCAATAAAAACGCCAATGCCATCTTCACCCAAACAGATACCCCCGTTTGAGTCAACAAGATCATCATAAGTAATGTATGCTCTTCTCAATGAATTTAAGAAGGTATATTTTACTAAAATATTTGGAATTAATTCGTCAAATCTTTCATCAAATACAGGATGTGCTCCATTAAACTCAGATTGAATAAATTTCATTAAATTTTCTTTTGAACCTCTAAACTTAACCCAGCCCTCGCACCAATTTGGCATTTTACTCACCTCTTATGATAGGGCGGATATTTCACCGCCTATACCTGTCTTTCTACTGTCTTTTACTGTGTTTCTACTGTCTTTTATTTACCAGTACTGCCATAACCGCCAGTACCTCGTTCTGTTTCGCTGAGTGTTTGTACTTCTTCTACATCAACAACTGTGATTGGTACGATAATTAATTGTGCAATGCGATCACCTCTAAATATCATGTAATCGCTACAAGATACATTCTCATATACGATACTGATTTCACCTCGATAATCTGCATCTACAATTCCTACGCTATTTGCACATCGTAATGGTGTTTTACTCATGCTGCTACGTGGCACTAATAAACCCATATGACCTTTCGGAATTTCTACTGCTATTCCTAGCGGTATTTTCTTTTGACTGTCCGCTGGTACTTTAATATGGAATGGGCAATATAGGTCTAACCCAGCTGCATCCTTACTACCTCTAGTCGGTAGTTGTGCGTACTCATTAACTAATTTCACTTTAATTTGTTCCATGTTCCTCACTCCATTCACTTTCTCTATAGATGCGGAAGAAATCATCCGCACTCAACACCACTAACCAAGGTTTGTTGCTTTTTTTCCAAGCCACTATAGGTATATAACCATTATCTGCTTGTTTTGCATCGTGTTCCGCTTGCTCATAGGCTTTCCTTACATTAAGGTTTTCTACAAACTTTACCTCTTGATGTATATTCGGTAGTCCCACACAATCGCTGGCATCACCTGTATTTCCACAATATTGTGCAGTTCTACGGACTTTGTCGAACCCATGCGACCTACACACATCACGCCACATGCGTTCACCTCTAGCACCTTTTTGTTTGCTATTTATTGGCAATGATCATCACCGCCATCTTTTAAGCATTGATTACACGCTTTACAATACACATCAACATACGTTTCTCCCTTATCTCCATTGTATGTAACCTCGATATATTCTTTGATATGTACACCACTTACCAATGCTTTCCAATTTTGTAATGTCTTACAAAACCACACTACATACATATCATCTGGTGTTATTTCGTTGGCATTATACCCAAATTCATTAAATAATACTGTACGTGCTGCATTAATTGCTTTTGTTTGAAATTCGTTCATCTTTACCTCTCTTTTTATTTTGCAAATTCCATCAAATTTGTTTGTACTTTAACATAGCTCAACATTTCATCTTTGGCTTTTGCATACATTTTTCTGTCAATCTCAAAGCCGTATGCACTTCTTCCTAACTCCATTGCGGCCCTTAGCGTGCTACCGCTACCAGCTACAGGGTCAATGATTATATCACCCTCGTCTGTGAATATTTCTATCAAGCGTTTTAGTACGTTTACAGGTTTTTGCGTTGGATGAATGTTAGGAATGATATTCTTGTTATCACGTCTCCATTCGAAATGATCAAATATCATTTTTTTGTTGTTATTGAATTTAGGCAACTTTTCACGATACAGAATTAACGCATATTCTGTAGCGCCTACAATACGCATATTCGCCTTTAATACCTGCGCACTATAATTTTTGTTAAACGTAATCGGGATATAATTCTTAAACCCATATTTATTTGCGTATTCAATCACCATCGGCATTTGTTGAAATGAACAAAACACAATCATGCATGGTGCTTGCCCTCGTTTCTTAGGCTCTTTCTTTAATAACCGATTACAAAAGTGAAAGTATTCAGCAATATTGAAATTGTAATCAGAATTGAAAAATGCTTTACCAGCTTTTTTGCTTTCTCCGTTCTTATTATCACCGCCTACATACCACATAGGATTACTAGCATAAGCGTTATTCCCTAGATTGTATGGAATATCTGCTATTACCAATTGTGCCTTTGGTATTCCATATCGTTTAAAGTTTTGGAAATTATCATTATATAGTTCTACTTTCATCTATTCACCCACTTCATACACCCAATTCGCATATAATATTCCTTTTCTTGTTCATTCAATTTAACAGAACCTTTTCTTCGTTTTGCCCTTTTAATAAAACCACCAAACCTATAAATATTGCCTATGCAACCAAACATATCTATTTCATCAATTAAAATTAAGCCAGCATCACCAAGCATTTCATCAATTACTCCATAATGATCATCATACAAATCTCTAG